CAATTCCAACTGGTAGCTATGTTCGTAGTGCCAACACAAATAAAGTGTTTGAGTTTCAGGAGGATGTAGTTCTAAATGAAACAGGTGCAACAGCAATCCAAATCACACCTACGGTTGTGGCAGATAGTACGGCTTACTCTTTCACCTATAAGGTACTTGGTAGCAACCTTAATCCCGTTACTGTTACTTATACTAGCGGGGCTGGTGCTACTACTTCTAGTATTGTCAACGGATTAATGGGTGTTATTAATGCCTCACATTCTACTTATATTGAAGCTACATTAGTTGGTACAGACTTACTTGTTCAAGTGACAAACCAAGACTATGCTTGTGATTTTGTAGCAACACAATTTACAATTAACAAGGCTAAGAAACAAACCTTAGCTACTTGTACAGAGACGGGGGTTAACTTACAAGATGTCAACACTGTTGAAACTATTCAATCCCCCTTGGTTGGTTGGGATACTGTTACTAACCCGTTTGCGGCAATTGCAGGTAAAGTGGTAGAGACTGACGCGGAATTACGTTTACGCTTTTTACAGGCAAAGTTTCAGGACGGTAGCAATACATACGAAGCTATTTATGCCGCTATATTAAAACTTGATGGTGTTAAGCAGATTGTTATTTATGAGAATGAAACGGATGTGGCTTTCGCGTCACCACCTGTCCCTGCACACAGCTTCTACCCTATTGTTTTAGGTGGTATCACCACAGAGATTGCTCAAGCTATTTGGGATAACAAGCCCGCAGGTATTTTAAGCTACGGAACAGTAACAACAGGTGTAGCTGATAGTCAAGGAATATTACACGATATTTCTTTTGCTAGGCCAACAGATTTACCAATTTACATTTCATTGAGTATAACTGTTGACAGCACATTCCCCACAGATGGAGAGGATTTAATTAAAGCTTCTTTGGTTGAATATTTAGGCACACTAGGGATTGGTGAGGATGTCTTGTACAGTCGTTTGTACACACCAATCAATAGCGCAACAGAGGGCTTCTATGTAAACTTAATGACTATTGGCACAAGTGCTGCACCTGTAGGAACAAGCAACATATCTGTTGATTATAACAAGATTGTCAATATATCAGCTTCTAATATCTTAGTATCGTTTGTTTAAGGGGGTTTCATGGGCAGTATAACAGAAGTAGATTACCTTACGCAAGCAAGAAGTAGATATACACAACAGTTTAAAAACAAACCAATCTTCGATGCCCATATTAATATCTTTATCACAGAAATCACTGAAATACAAGATATGCTTCAAGACTTAATTGGCCTTAGAAGTTTAGAGACTGCGGTAGGTAGTCAACTAGATATGATAGGAGCTATTGTGGGTCAACCAAGAGCGTTAGTTAACTTTACACTATTCCCTTTCTTTGGGTTTGATGGGGCTTCTCATGCACAAACATTTGGTAGTCTGTATGACGCTAGTTTAGGTGGAACATGGAAATCCATCTCTGACAGCGAAGGGGCTTCATTTGAGGTAGATGATGACACATACCGCCTCATTATTAAAGCTAGGATTGTTGCTAACATTTCAAATACAACCCCACAGGGCGTAATTAACGCTATTAACTACATAGTTGGACGAACCGATAGTACGGTAGAGGAGATGGGTAATGCCCATTTAAAAATTACACACCGCGCTACGCTAACAACACTACAAGAGTATTTCTTGAGGGGTTTGAGCAGTATTGGCAGCATCGTTCCTTTACCTATTTGTGTCAGCTATGAGATAGTTAGCGTAGAAGGTAGTTAGCGTAGAAGAAGTTATTGAATACCCATTACATGATGTTTTCAATTTACCACTCTCATCATCTGTAACTTTTGACACCCAAGTCAATGCTTGGGTAAATAAGTTCGGCCTAGCTGTTATTTCTGACAGTGCAATGTACACAGGCACTACTGCTTGGGGGCTTGGTGGTGCTGAAAATAGCAGTGATTCACTGTTGGCGTTTGGTTTGGCTGATTTTGAAATAGGTATAACTGTTAAACTGGTTAGCATCCCATCAGGAGGTAGTGTATTAATTGATAGTTTCAAGTCTACAGGGTTGGGCAACGGGTTTCAATTGTACGTTTATCAAAACGGAAGATTATCTTTTTATCAGAAATCAGGTAATGAAATTAAAACAGTAACCCTGTCGTATTTACGGGCATTTATTACACAATAAAAGCCGTAAGAATAGCGGGTGTTGTATCGCTTTATGTTGATGATGTGCTAGTTGCAAGCGGTTCAATGAATGTTAGTTTCAACTCTGAATACACGTCCATAGGTTATCAATATTTTGATTACGGATATGGGAATTACCCTAGCAGGGGTTATTTCAGAAACACTTACGCTCGACTCATTTAAAATGCAAAGAGGGGCAGGAGGATAAATGGCTAAAATAGTAAAACCAGACCTAACTTATCAGTGGGCTAGTGCTGCTGGTGGTGGCTCTGTAGCACCAAACAGTACAAAGATTCAAACAGGGCATATTGTTGAGAAGCCTAATTATGAGTATATGAATTGGCTTCAAAATCGCCAAGACAAGAGTATTGCATACACATTTCAAATGGGTATTCCAGAGTGGGACGCTTTAGTAGAATATCAATACCATGCAAATTACAAGTCGTACGTTCAACGTAATGGCCTTATTTATAAGGCTTTGCAAGTAGGAACAAACAAAGACCCTGCAACTGAGGCAGCGTATTGGGGGTTAGCATTTGATAATTATGGTAGTGCTGCTACAGTACAATCTAACCTCACAACCCATATTACAAACTATGGCACGTTAGCTTCATTGTCTAATGCCGCTACAGCACGTACAAACTTAGGTGTTTACTCTACTACACAAGTTAATGATGCCTTAGCGTTAAAAGCTTTGTTAGGTGGGAGTAATAGCCAACTGTTCTTGGTAGCAAATGGCACAACAGGATATGAAGCTGTTAATAAAAGTCAATTAGACACTAAAGCCCCAACAGCGGGTAATGCTGCACAAGAGTTTGCTGTTGCTGCTGCTACAACAGGTAATAGTGCTGTTAATAAAACACAGTTTGATGCAAAGACTGGACAAGCTACGACTACTACAGCAGGTATAGCAGAGATATGTACTGATGCTGAACTATTGGCGGGGTCTAGTGATACGGTTGTTGCTACACCATTAAAGCTTAGATTAGGTTTTGCTGCCAGTATTGGTGCAAGAGGTTATGTTGCCTTCCCTACTTGGCTTGGTGGGGTTGTTATTCAATGGGGTAAAGAGACTACGGTTACAGGTTCTACGGTTATTAACCTGCCTTATGCGGGAATGGCAAACTGTTATGCTGTTGTCGGTACAGCAGACCAAGCAGTCGTTGCTGGGGATATTGAGTATGTTGGATTTAGCTCCGTAAACGCGACCAACTTTACAGCTAACACTTGTTACTTCCCTCAAGTTGGCGGCATAGTTGTTCCAGGTGGCAATACTTTCTGGTGGCTTGCAATAGGGAAATAAAATGATTACAGAGCTACAATCAATTTTTAATTTAAGAGGTTTATCATGGGAATAGTTACAGGGTATTTATCGCAATTAGTTTCTAGTGGGATTAAATTGTTAAACAACGGCACAGCGGTTAGCTCTAGCAATCCGTTGCCTGTCGCGCAAACTGACGGCTTAGCTGTTTCGGGTACAGCGACAAGCGCGGCAGTATTGTTCACAACGTCAATGCTGAATTATGAAAGCATCACTGTTCAAGTAACCAGTGCTGGTACGAGTTGCACGATTACTTATGAGACAAGTGAGGATGGAGTAAATTGGCAAACGACATCGGGACTGACTACTAGCAATACTGGACTGTCTGCTAACGCTACAACATCAACAACCGCCTTGATTTTACAATTCCCACGCAAAGGTTTGTATTTTCGTGCGCGTGTTAGCACGTATGGTTCTGGCACAGTTTCGGTAGTTGGAACGCTATCAAAAGTCCCTGTTGCTCAACTAGGGCTTACGTTTATCGGCGGAGGCTTGTCGTTTGAGGGGGGAGGTTCTGGCACTAATCCAATAGCCGTTGGATTGGAAGGGCGTACATCGTCTAAAACAAGCGTGCCAAACGCAACTCTAGTGCGCCCGATTGCAACGACAGATGGCAGACAAATCACTCGACTGAACTCAATCCCAGAAAACGAATGGCAATACGCAGCAGCAAGTGGCGGCATTGTTAATACAGCAGATAACGTATTAATTGCGGCGGCAGGTGCGAACATCAAAAACTATTTGACAGGTTTGAGTGTTGCTAACGCTAACGCTACAGCGTCAGAGATAGTTATTAAAGATGGTGCATCGACTGTAATTTGGCGTATGTATTTAGCTGCAAATGCTCCAATCCAAAGCATTAAATTCGTTACCCCACTTCAATCTACAGCAAACACAGCACTTAACGTGGCTTGTATCACAACAGGCACACAAACCTACATTAACGCACAGGGGTATAAAGCACCATGATTTATAATATTTTGGTTGAACAAGAGGGTAAGTTTGTTAAAACTGGCAAAACAGTCGAGTGTACGTTTGAAGAAACTCAAGCGGTCATAGACAAGTTACGGTTAGAGCATGGCTGTTGTTGCGCGTTAGAGCTAGTCAGTGAATAGTTATAGTATTGCCGAGCGCATTAATAGCGATGTTAATGCGTCAGTCACTTACAAAACAGATTTAGAACAGTTTGGTGTGCCTGAATTTTGGTGTGAAGCTAGAAATGGTTTTGACGATTGTGACGGCTACGCTCTGTTAAAAAGAGCATTGCTAAAAGAGCAAGGTTTTGACGAGTTATGTATTCACATCGCTACCTGTTGGATCAATGTTGTGGCGATTGATACAGGCCATTGTGTATTAATTGTCGAAACAGACAAAGGTCAATTTATTTTAGACAACAATCTAAAAGACCCAGTACCTTTGAATTTTGAATCGGTTGGCTATAAATATCTGTGGAACATAATTGAGAGGGGTGGCAAGTGGTACGAATTTTCTGTCTCTTGATAATGTTGTCTGGGTGTGCTAGTCACAAAATTGTTTATGGCAAAGAGGCTGAAGCACCGTACGGATGGAAATACACTTATTGTCCAACACATAAAAATGAGATTGGGTGTGAAAACTTTTAGCATATAAAAATCGGTGTACTTATTTCAGCATTTGCAGTTAAAACAACAACTTACAAATGCTGAAATGTGTTATACACCTGCGGTAGGTGTCTAATACTGAGTTAGGCACACTTTGGGTAATCTTGGACTTCATACCGCAAGCATGAGTATGCTTTTTTCTTAAATGTTTTACTGCCCACTAAAAAAACATATCTATGCTTTCTGCTTCTAGGCTTCAAATAAAAATCATCTCCATATTTATCCCTCATTGCCTGCGCTCTATTTTTAACACCTCTAAATTCATCGGCAATGGTTTGTCCGTGTAAATGCTCCATTCCTTTTACTTTCCAATCCGTTCTCTTTGCACTAAGGCCGCAATAAATAAAGTTTGCCGCTTGGTAAACTATCCCTTTGTGGCCTTGTTCAGTATCGGCAAAACTTACAACTATTTTACCTTTCGGCAATAATCTCAAACTTGCAGAAACTAAAAAACTAGCCTCATTCTTTTTATTATCAAGCAAGCAAAGCCTGTTTAACTCAATAACAGAATCTTTTAGCTCATCTCCACAAATCCCGCGCTTTAATGTTGCGCTTGCTGGCGTTCCATAAGTACAAACACCAACCAATACACCACAAACAAATAATCCAAATGACCAAGTTATACTAGGCCATCGTTTGGCATAATGAATGCCAATAATAAAAGGCTCTGTTTCTTTTCTTGTTATTTCCCGCACTTCATATCCGTCCACTTTATTATCCTCATTCATCGCTAAAAGTGCCTAACTCTGCATCAAACCGATAACCACCCAGACAATTATTAAGGTTTACTGTCAGCGCATAAGTGGTTACGGCTTATGCGTTGGTAGTTAGGTTTTAGACATATCGGTGTACATACGACTTGGGGTAAAAAACTTATTGCTGTTGTTGTGCTTTAAAGCACAAAAGATTAGCTCTCTTGGCAGAACATCTTTACAAAAATAGGAAGTGTTAAAAGATGATGTATTACCGTCATAAGATACTTTTTTATCGACAATAAGTAATTCTACTTTCTTATCAATAAAGAAGTTACCCACCTCTTGATAATTCAACATCGGCAAAGGCAATAGCATAGCAAAGGGTTTGTTTAAAAGATAAAGACGTTCCAATACTTCTAGCTTTTTAGTGAACGGGGGGTTGCTCACTATATAGTCATATTGTTCAGGTTCGTACTCGAAGAAGTTTAAGCCGTCTTTTAAATGGCTATGTATTACTGTATTGCCTCTAGCTCTAAAGGCTAGTACAAATTCAGAGTTTTCAGTGTCGAATGGACACCATACAGTTGCCCATGTTGGTATGTAAGGCACAATGGCCTCGACAAGTATTTTGGGTGTGTAGTATTCGTCACGTTTTTCATAAGCGTGTATAAAACTTGAGTTTATCATAAAACCTAACTCGTGCTTTAACAGTGACACCACCCCAGCCACTGTCTAAGCATTAAAAATAAAAATGATTCATTGCACAGGCTTATAAACGTGTGGGGTGGCGCACGTTAAGCTAGTAGTTATACATCGTCATCATCTTCGGTCGTATCGGGTGGGTTCACCTTGTCCGCTAAATTTCTTAGTCTCATAACTTCGCGGCTCAAAGCTAATTCAACACTGCCAAAATGGTTTGGGTTCTTTCTGTAGTCGTCGCTGTAGCCAGCTATCTCGTTAGCCCGTCTATCCAGCACCTCGGCTATTTGCTTGCGTTCGTTTTTGGTAAGTTCTGCCATTGTCTGTTCCTCACTAGTCATGTATAACTCAGCAATTAAGTGCGATGCCCACCCAACTAATTGCTATGTGTTAAATGTCGGCGCGGTGTGGTCACGCCTTAATAAAGTGTTAGACGCTAGTCTTAAAATCTTCTAATTCACGCATAATTTCTTCAACGTCATCGCCAGTCAAACAAAACGTCTCATCGTACTTATCTCTTATCCAAACCTCCCAACCATTAAAATCAACATAACTCAGCTTCTCAACTGATAGTCCAAGCTCTTTGCACCGTTTCTTTATCCGTTTTCTTGTAGTCATCACCAATCCCCTTAAATCAGAATAGCCTTAACCTTAGCGTACAGAGCCGTCACCGTGCCATTATTTTCAATCACATGATCGAAAGCCCAGTCCTTCAAACCACCCTCGCTGGCGTGACCAGTAACCGCTTCTGCTTTTTCCCGCGTAACCTTAATGGTGATAACCTGCCACTCATCAGGGTTTAGCTTCTCCAGCAGGTAGTTTGCCTCCAGCGGAAAACGGAAATCGTCAACGATAACGCTTACTCCTGCGGGCAGAGCCTTCAACTTAGCCAGCATAATCTCACCCCATAGTGTTGGCACCCCTGTAGCTTCACGCCACTCTGTACCGAGTGTTTGCATCAGTTTAC